GTGTGAGCGCACCTTTCATTGGCAATTGCGCGCTGGAAGGTTATCCCGGCGCGCTGCACGGCGGTATCGTGGTAAAGACGACGAAAAACTGAAAAGGTTCGACTTGATCGCTGAAAAGGGTCTGGCGAGGGTAGCGCGTCCCGTGGCGGGAAAAGGGTCGGGTAGCGGCGGTTGAGGCAGGCGGGGCAGGTGGGGGGACGATGGCCGGGACGGTGGGTGGACCACCACGAAAGGAAGGCGGTGCTGCCCATGATTCCGATCTCGTGTTCGAGCACGTCGCCGAGGCCGCGGTCGCCGGGCAGGATGGCTGCAACGAAGCCGCAGGCCCATTGCGGCCAGTCCGCAGGACCACGGCGGCGGCGGGCGTAGCCGGCGCGAAGTTGCCAAATTAGCCCAGTTTTCCCGAAGGCTGGTGATTGGTACTTCGGGGCTTTTTTACTCCTCAGAACAGCACTCGTCATGGCCCGCACCCTCGTCAAAGCACTCGCGGTAAATGGTTATCCGTCCCCATGCGCCGGGGAGGTCTCCGGGGACGATGGGTGTCGTCGGGCTGATCGTGGCGTCGGGGAAACATTCCTTGGCATCAAAAACCCAATTAGTTCCGTCTTCCGGGCCGGGGCTGGGGGCGACGGTAGATGACACGGCGGCAGGCTGCTCTTCCAACACCAAACAGGCTGGCTGGCCTTCCTTCTGGACTCTCGCCTTGGCAGCCACAAGGCCGCGCCCGACACAGTAGCCGCCGAAGACGGCGTTGGCCGCGTCAATCGGGATGTGCTGGGCGAAATAAGATGTGTCCGCTTCTGGCCACCATTTACCGGCGAGCACCGGGCCGGGGTCGGTGGTTTCGAGGGTGCTGATTCGCATCCGTAGCGGCCAGCCGGTGTATTCCACGGCATAGACCTTGTTCCATTCAATGGGCTGATCGGCGGTGTCGTTGACGTTGTAGGCCGGCGGGCTGGGCAATGGCAACAGGGGCACGGTGGACAGCATGGCGTTGGCGTCGGCAAGGCAGTCGGCCAACGTGTAGGCATCTTCGACCAGAAACGACTTGCCTTGAGTATAGGCCGGCGTGTCGAAATCATCATTGGCGGGCACGTCAACGGTCAGCCAGCCGGACGTGGCGTCAGACTCATATTCTGCCGCGACCCCGTCCACGTCCAGCAGGCTGCGGAGGATACCCCATTCGGGGTCGGCGGCCCAGGTGTCAAAGCCGGTCTCAGTGACGTCGCCAGTGGTGAGGCTAATTGCCCATTTCCGGTACTTGTCGGGGTGTTCGTAGGAGTCGAACCACTCCTCCCATTGGACCACCGTGCCGGTGTGTTCGTTGAGGATGTCCACTCGCTTCCATGTCCACTCGGTTTGCGCGTAGGTTTCGGGGTCGGTGCCGAGGGCGCGAATGTGGATGCCGTTGGATTGGCGGGTGATCTTCTTGTAACGGATGGGGTCGCGCAGGTCGGTGTAGGCTTCGGCGGCAAGGGGCAGGGCATCGCCGAAGGTGCCCAATCGTCCGGGGAGAATGGACCGCAATTCCGCTGTGCTGGTGCCGGCGTTAAAGCCGATGTTGGCAGTCAGGAGGTCGTAGGCATCCTTCTCCTCCGTGGTGGCGCTGGAATCAATGCTGCCCGAGCCGCGCAGATATTCCGGCACGGTCATGTAACCGTGGAAAAGGTGCGTGGCAATGACATTGGTCGCGCGGCACTGCTGTTCACATTCGCAACAGAAGTCGGCCGGCATTACTCCTCCTCGATGGGCTGCGGTTCCGTCATCAAGAACCAAGCGTGATAGGGGTTGCAATCGTCTTCGGTTTCAAGCCATTTGAACTCGCGGAATTTGGCTTCGCGATAGCCTTCGGGGGCGTCGTCAACGTCCCCCAAGGCCAGCACGATGCGGCTGGCGGTAGTGACCAACGCACCGGCAGCATCGCGCACCTCCAAAACCATCTCATGATCCAGGGCGTTGAGACGCAGGACCACCTTATTCTCTCCGTCGGGGGCGGACACCGCGCTGTTGCTGCGCTGTTCGAGGCCGTCGGTGGTATTGGATCGGGGCGCGTTGTTCATGGTTTCGCGTTTTCGCGGCTGACCAGATTGCCGACGGTAGATCGGGCGCGGTTGAATCGCCAGAGGGCGGCGAGATCGCCGCTGTTCAGGTGATTCGGCGGGCCGAAGGTGACGCTGGTGAGGCCGAGTCCGTCGGCTTCGCGGACGCTTTGGACCTGGGCAGCCATGGTGGCCCATTCGGTGCGGCCGCCGGTCAGGTTCAGCGTGTTGTTCGGGCCGATCAACCGCGAGACTTCGCTTTCAACGAGGTCCACGCTGCCCTGGTATTGCAGTACGGAAAGCGTTTCCCAGAGTTTTTGCGCCAGGCCGGTCGGGATTTCTTCGCCGACGGCCGTGATGGCTCGATACCAGCCCGTCGTGGCATTGGTGAGCGTGCCGGACCAGCTCAACTGCTGATTCGTCACTTGTTTGATCAGCGTGCCGTTGTCGGCCATTTCAGGGTCGCCGCCGCTCGCCTCTTCGTCGTATTCGTCGTACGTGAGCTTGGCTGTGACGGTGACGCGGATGCCCTCGACCGGATCGCCGCCGACGCGCATCCAAGACTGAATCTGGCTGCCATCCACCAGCATGTTCGGGAAGTTGCTCAGGTTGACGGGATCGCCGTTTTCGTCGAGCACTTCGGTGTCGTAAAATCCGATGTACCGAATCTTCGTGGACAGCAGCTCGGGTTTGACGCTCGCCCACCACGCGCGGACCTCGGAAACATTAGGGTCGCTGAACACCGTGGCAGCGTCGGCGGCGAGCATGGGCGCGGTCTTGAGGTAGCCGTTAACGAAGTTGCTGCCAGCCAGATCAATGGTCTGGATAAGGGCGAACAGGCCGCCTTCCGGGTCGAGTTCGGAATTCGCGCCGTTGGGTCCGTATTTGGCGCGGGCGTATTGGACATATTCCTCGCCGTCCACGTCGCCCGTGATGCGGTAGAAAATGATGACCACGGAGGGCTGAAGCCAATGCAACGCGCTGACGTTGCCGCCCAAGGAAGAACCAGCCGACTTGATGGGCAGGCTGACGGCATCTTGAGCCGCGCGGGCGGACACGTTGATGGTAGGGATCGGGTCGCCGTCGTCTTCTGTGGTGTAGTCCCACCACACGACGCAATCGGTCGAGAGTTGGAGCGATTTGATGATGGCGGCGGCGCATGAAATCTCCTGGAGTGGGAAGGCCGGCAGGAGCAGGTCGGGGGCGATTTCACCGATGAGAAACGGCGCGTCCAATCCTTGCGCGGCGTATTGTTCAAGGGCGAATTCCAGCACCTCCTGAATCTGCTTGCCGTTCGTGATGGGCAGGATGTAGCCGGGCAACTGTGTCTCCGGCTCGGAAGGGTCAACATCGTGGCCCTCGGAAATCTTCGTGAACAGGATGACAGAGGTTTGAAATTGGAAGCCGACGGCGCTGGTCACCCACGCGGCGGCGGGCTGCTGGAACTGAGTTTCTTCGAGCCACCACCAAGCGTTCGCGCAAGTGAATTGCAAACGCTCCGCAGCCCCGTTGCGGGCGCGCTGCACGTCTCTGACGTAGCCAATGAAAGCGACGTAACCGCCGGTGAATTCCTCGCCGTCCGCCGTGCGCCCGCGGCGGATGATGATGCGGTCCATGAACGCGATTGGAGCATCGCCGGCAATGGAACTGACGGGGATCGCGAAAGAGTAGGTGTCGGGCTTGGAATTGGACCGCTCACAGATGGCGCTGTTAAGGGTGATGCCCCAGGCGGCGAGCGACTTCTCTTCGTCGTTGAATTCGAGGGTGGTCATTCAATCGCGTCGTTCGTGCCCTGCCGGCTGGCGATGCGCCGGAGGGCATTGCGGAAGGTAACCTCGTCGCGAGTCATCTTCTCCAGCATGGCCAGAATCGTCTCGCGGCTCTGTCCGCTCGCGCCTGTGAGTTCAATAGCCTTCCGCACAGCCGCGCCCTCTTCTGCACTGACGCCGCGGCCAGCGGAGATTTGACGGGCCGCCTGCGAGGCCATTGCCATCGTCGGGGCAAAGTCGAATTCCCCCCCAAAAAGCGAACCAGCCTCGGCAGTGCGCTGACGCGACGCCGCCGATCCAATCGCCGCACGGCTGGCGACCGCGCCGGCTTCGCTGGCAATGAACGCGCCGGCGGCGCTGGATGCGCTGACGTTACCCACCTGTGCGCGTTCAGCCGCAAATAAAGCACGCCCTTCATCGGCCAAGCCGGTGCGGGCACGGCCAAGGTCAACTCGGGTATTGCCGATGCGCCGGTTGAGGAATCCAATTTCGCTCAGATTAGCCGCGACGGATTCCGGGCTGGCGTTGCGCCCGTGCGTGGCCGCCCATTGATTGCGGCGCTGGATCTCGGCCTCGTCATCGGCAATCATCTGCTCCAGCCCGGCCACTTCGCGCTCTTTAGCCGACACGGCTTTGCGGCGCGCTTCAGTCTCGGCTTCCAATGCAGGCAGTTCCTTCTTGAGCGCCGCCACCAGTGCTTCTTTTTCTTTGACGATCTGGTCGTCAAGCGTGGCTTGTGCGGTGCGCTTCCAGGCCTCGGCATCGCCGGTGATTTTCTTTTTTCGAGCGGCGGCGTCCCCGGCAGAAATACTGCCGGCGGCGGCCATCGTATCTACTTCAGCCAAGGCGGCGGCGGTCAGTGCGTCTTGTTCGCTGCCTTGAATTGAGTGTGCTTTTCTCAGCGCATCTATGCGCGCCTGGCTGTCCTCCGCCAGCCCCGTCTTGCCGCCGCGCGCTTCGTTGATCTTGTCGTTGAAATCCTTGATGGATTCACCCATGCGATCCAGTTCTGAAATCTCATCCTTGAGCACGGAGGCATGGAAACGGCCGGCTTCTGCCAGGGCCAGTTTGGCTTGCCGGGCAAGGATTATCCGCTGCATGAAGTGGTTGACGGCAAAGGCAGCCGCCGCGAAGCCGGCACTGACGGGGTTCAGAAACGCCGTGGCTAGTCGGGTGAGTCCCGGAAATGCGGCGCCGGCGCCCCGAGCGGCAGCGCGAAGTTGATTCAGCCCAACGGTGAAGTTTTGCGTTGCGCTCGCGCTTTTGCCGGCGGCGATAGTGCTCGCGTGAAGCTGGTCGCGCGTTTTTGCCAGCACGTTGCCGGCCTCGCGGTTTACGATGTTGTGCTCCCTTGTGGCGCGCGTGCTTTTTTCCGTCTCGTCACGTATGCGCTTGACGACTTCGGCAGCCTTCTGCGGCCCGACTTCCTGGGTCAATACGCGGATGAGAATGTCGAGCGATTTATTAGCCACGGCTTAATCTCCAATGCGCAATAGTTGCGTGTTCACCCGATCCGCCGTGACCATTCGCGGCTCGAAGATCAGGGTAAAGTTTGTGCTGGTCTGGTTGCCGGCGGCATCGGAGGCCGTGAGCGTGATTGGATTCGTGCGAATGGACAATCCGATGTAGCCAGTCCATACGTCGGCATACTCGTTGATGAACTGACCCGTCGCGGTCGTGAGCGCGTTGGTCCACGCGACGTTCACGACGGCCACGTTGTCGCTCGCTTCCAACTCACCATAGACCAGCGGCGAAATGAACACTGGAATATCCGTCGCTGGCCAGACCAGCGTAATCTCTGGGGCAGTTTCGTCGCCGGCTGGAGGTTCGGGGTCCGGTTGGCCGTGGGAAATAATCACGACGCCGCTTCCGCCCGCGCCGCTGGTGTTGCTCGCCGTTCCTCCCTGGCCACCGCCACCGCCGCCCGTGTTGGCCGTACCCGCGTTGCCCGGTTGATTGGCGTTGCCGTCAGCGCCGCCGCCGGTCGTGCCGCCAGCGCCGCCAACTGTGCCGCTGCCCGCCGTGCCTGCCGTGCCAGCGCCGTCGCCAGATGCACCACCACCTCCGCCACCTCCGCCGCCCGTGATGCCGCCGTCAACCGTGGCCGATACGTGTTTGGCGGTCGCTGTGATGTTCGCCGTGTCGGCGTGTGCGTTGGTGGTGGTGATGACCGAGCTAAAGCCGCCGACCCCAAGCAACAGTTGATTGCTGCTGATGCTGGAATTGTCCTCAACCTCCGTCCAGTTCGTTCCCAGGTTGGTGGAGTTGCTGCGGTTAAAATCATCGGAGAACAACGTCGTCGGGCCTCCAGCCGGCTGACCTTGTAGTGCCGCAGCCGCCTTGAACGCCGGGCTGCGACCCATCTGCGCTCGCGCCGGCACGATGATTTGCGGCGCGGCCAGAAGCCACAACGCGCCAGAGCGGACGAATTTGCGTCGGCTTATTTTCATCGGAACTGGACGATTGACATATTGGTGTAAACGCCGGGTTGGACTTCGATACTGATTGTAGCCCGGTTGCCATTCGTGATCGTGCGCGTCTTAAGGAAATCACTGGCCAGAATCGTCGGCATGTTGGTCAACGTAATGCCCGCCGTTGCGTTCACGGTGAGTTGCCAGAATCCATACGTGCCGGCTGGAGGCTCAGTGACTGCGGTCAGGTAAATGTTCGTGGCGCTGGTGATGGAGTAAATGCTACCCAGGTTGACGGTCGTTCCGCTGAACACATTAGTCACATTGCCAGCCACCAACCGGCCATCGCCATCCGTTCCCACCACCGCAGCGTTGGTCAGCCCCGTGTGGCCGCCTTCCCCTGTCGCTGCAATGGTAAAGCTCCGGTTATCGGCGTTCGTGGTGATTTCAATGCCGGTGCCGGCAATAAGGTCCACTGAATTACTCATCCCTCCGGCGTTGCCGATGAAATAGGTGCCTGTGTTCGTGCCCTCCATGAGCGCGTTCCCGACGAGATGCAGTTTCGATTGTGGTGAGTTGGTGCCGATGCCGGTCTTGCCAAGAATTTGAGTGATACCACCAGAATGACGATAGATACCAGACACGGTTCCCCCTGTGCCAGTGCCGGCCACCGGATAGAACCGGACGGACGCAGAACCCGTATAGCTGACCGCCCGCACCGTGACATAAAACGTGCTTGAGCCGCTTTGCGTAAGCAACCGGCGCAAACGAAAGTTCATGGCCTTGGTGTTGGATGAACCAGACACATCCAATGCGACGGTGACGCTGTTCGTAGTCCAGCGTGACGCTTTGCGGTCAGGCGTCACCTCATACCAGGTGGTCGGTGAGCCTTGAACATCCGCAATCGTGACAGGCACGGTGTAAACCGTCTCGGTGTCTGCACTCGCGTTGCTGTGTAAAGTGACTTCAACCAGAGCTTCTCCGCCTTGAAAGTTATTCGTCCAGTAGCCCAGCGTGGTGGTGCTTCCTGCATCCGCCGCCAATGCCGCGCTCAAACCCCAACTACCAGTGTTGTCAGCCACGTCATTGAACCGTTTCCAAACCAGGCTGGAATAGGCGACCGGGCCGGAGTTGACCGAGTATTCCAGCCGGTTGCTCAAGTGATTCCATCGGAAACCGGCGTAGGAGTTTGACTGGCCAAGCAGCAGTCCGGGACTGTTTACGGCCAAACTTTTCGGCATGAACACAACATTACTTCCGGCCCCCAAAAGAGTCATCTTGCCGTCGTACTGGCCGAGCAGCTTTGAGTTGCCAAGGCCACGAATGTAGGTTCCATCCGAGCGTGTGTTTAGACTGAAATCGAGATAGCTGTTGTGGTTGAGCAACAGCTTCGCGGTGTTGGTGACGTTTGGATCAAAGGCGATGGTCAGCGGCGGCGTGGAAATGCTGGGCTGCTTGGGATCATACCACGCCATTTGGGACACCGCCCAGTCGCTTAGAATTTGTGTGCTGGGAACGCTGTTGTCGAAAATGAGCGACGCGCCGAACCAGCGCGGGTGGGTGTTGGTGTAATTGCCATAAAAACTCCAGTAGTGCTCCATCTGTCGAATCCCCTGCGACGTGGTGTAGTCGGATTCCCAACTCTGCGCGAGCGTGGGTTTCATCGGATTGTAGTTCGGCGAACTGGCCGAGTTGATGCCCATGCTAACCACGTAATCAAAGGCCCCGTCAGGCCCTGAGTTATTGTAATGGTTCGTGTGCGAGACGCTATGGATTCCCCAAAATAAATTCGTCAACGGATCCCCCATGTCAAACAGGAATGGGCTGTAGCTGTGTGACGTTGCCGCCGCGCCCTTCTTGGTCGTTTGCAAAATGCCGGAGTACTGCGTTTGGGTGATGCCCCCGACGTTGGTCAAAGCAAACGAATCAGCATTGATGGTTTGCGTCCACGGAGTTTGCGACCCCGACCCCTCCGGCGTGTCCCATGTCCCGTCGCCGCGCAGATATTTGTCATTCCCGATGCCAGTTGCCGCGATTCCCGCCACGGGAAGATTCGTGCTGTCTACCAGGTTATAGGTCACGCCACCTTCACCCGTCGCGCTCAAAACTCCGCCCGACAATTCCAATCCCGTGCCGATGCTGATTTCTTCCACCGGCCCGGCGCTGGCCGTGTTGCGACCCAGCAACCGCTCGCTCGTCAACGTCAGCGGACTGCCCACGTAAGAGCCGACGAGATTCGTGCTGTAGTAGTTGGTCCAGCCGCGCGCATCTCCGTAGTCGAACAGCGTGTAGCTCGCATCCCCGACGAAGTTGTTGCTGCTCACCGTCACGTTCTGCCGGTAAACCACCGAGCCGCCCGCGCCCGAATACACGCGCAGGAATGGCGTCGGTGCGGTGTGATTAAAGCGCGAATTGGAGATCGTCAACTTCGTCGGCACGCGCACGTTGAATACGTTGCTGGCGGTGCCGGGCGTGGCCGCGATGTAAAGCGCATCCACCGCTACCTCCATTGTTTCCGCCGAGCTTGCCGTTGGCGGGATCGTCCAGTCGGAATCAATGGTGCTGGTGCCCGGTCGCCACAGCGACCGCGAGTAGCGTCCAAAGAGGAACGGCTCGTGCCCAATCGAAACGAACGTGCCCGAGAACTTTGTTCCCGGCGCGGGGTAGTCCATCAAAATACCAATGTCGCAACCGTAGCTGGAAAAATGCACGCGGTTGCCGCCCGGCCCGTCACTCACCATCGCCGGCAAATTGTCCACCACGTTGGAACTTTGCGCACCAAACTCCATGCCGATGGAACACAAGCTAAACCGCACACTGGCATCCAATCCGTGCGTGCCGCGCCCGATGCCGATACCAACCTTGTTACCGTGCGCCCAAATGTCGTGCAGAATCGGCCCGCGATGCGACTCCATGAAGATGCCGTAACGCGGAAACCATTGCACGGTGAGCCGCGATAGCACGGGGCGCGCATCCGAACCGAACAAAGCAATGCCGGACGATTTGCCACTCACCACCGACAACGGCGTGCTGCTGTTCGTGCTTTGCGGTCCGCTGAGAATGAAGTCGCGGAGATAGACCGCGCGATTGGTTGTGCTCAGGTAAGGACCATTCGTCCCCCAAGCGAGAATCACGGTGCGTTCACCGTCACCAATGACGCTCCGCGTGCCTCTCGTATGAACGGGGATTTCGGCGGCTGCCGGGCCAATGCTGCGTTGGCCGTAGTCGAGATATTTGCCCGCAGGGAAATAAAGCACGCGATGCTCGGCTGAGTCATTGAACACGGCGTAAGCGTCCGTGATGGCGTCGGTGTCATCCGTCACGCCATCGCCCACCGCGCCGTAATTCTTAACGTTGATCCAATAGCTGGGATCAATCGTCAACGCAAACGCGCGCAACTCATTGCTCGCCGAATTGATGTCGCCCAGCCATTGGTTGGTCACGTTCGCCACGACGGCGCTGGCCGAGCCGGCAGTGTTGGTGGCCATAATCGCGGCCACTTCCGCTGCGTTCACCCCGAACTCCAGCGAGTCCACGTAGTCGCGAGTGGCCAGAACGTTCGTGTTGGCCGAGACATCAGTGTAATGCAGCGGCGGGTCCACCTGCGCGGATCGCACCACATTGATCGTGCCGTCCAGGTTGGTTACGTATGGCAGTCCAGCCATCTGGAGCGATACGTATTCCTGGACGTAATCCATCGTGGGGATGGTGTTGGTATCCACCGCAACCGAGTAAAGTTGCGCATTCGTTGAGGCGTCGAGGCCATAGCCAAACGCGGTGCGCATGATATTGGTGGCCTCGCCGCTGCCACCTTGACCGCTGACGGTGAAGGTGCGGCCGTCCCGCTCCACGGTGATGTTGTCGCCGCCCACCACGTCAATCTCGTCCAGCAACGTGTCCACCTGGCTGGCGGTGTAGAAGAGCGGGTTGACGTTCGTGCTGCCGATCAACGACGACACGTTCACCAGGCCGTTGGTGTCCGGCATGGCGAACGGGAATGAGCGGCCGGGGGTGCCGGCAATGTCGAGGCGATACGCGCCTGCGAGCAGATTCGAGAAGGTCGTCGTCCCGCTGGCGCTGGTGAGTTGGGCCACGGCGTCGCCGGCGATCAGCCACGGGCCTTGGACCACCGGGCCGGGTTGCAGGAGCGTGATGGTCACACGACGATTCCGAACGTCCGCGCTGACGTGGTTCTTTACGTCCACCAGTAGGTCGCCGGCATACGTGGTGCAGGCGAGTTGCAAGGCCATTGCAATGCACAGAATTTTCTTCATGGTTCAGGCTCTTCCTCGATTACTTCCGGCGCGGGGCCGATGATGGTCCAGCTCACATTCGTGGTTGCGCCGGTGAACGCACCCGGCTGACACCGCACCAACGCGCCCTCGATTTCGTAGGCCGCGGGCGCGCTGCCCGTCGGATCAATGGTGATGGTCACGTCGCCCTTGCGCACCGTGGCGGCGGCCAGGCCGAGCAAATACGCCGCGGCCTCGGCCAATGAATCATGTGTGCGGCTGCACACCGCGTTGACGGTGACCAACACGTTGCCGCGATCCTCCAGGAACGGCGCGTCACCGCCCGCGAGCGGTTCGATCTGGTCGGTGAATTGCGGGGCCACCGCAAACGCGATCACGTCGTCGTCATCGGGATCAACGAATTCATTCTCGCCGATCGCTATGGTGAATCCGAAACTCATGTCAACTCGGGGCAGTGAACTGGAACAACGCGGCCGGAGCGCCGCTGGTGAAGTCGCGCGACAAAACGAAACCGATTTCGCCCGCGCGCAACACCGCAGCGCCAAAGTTGTAGCCGGCTTTGACCATCGTGGCCTTCGGCGCGTAGAAATAAGTGGATGCGCCTTTCTTAATGGTGAGCGCGGCAGCCAGGGCGCGGGAAGTCCGGCCTGGCACAATGGCCGCATCGTTTTGCAACTTTAGCGCGTCCAAAAGATCGTCCGCCTCCAGGCCGGCCGGCGTGCCGCTGACCATGCAGGACAGCGAGGTGAACACACATTTGCGTTGCACGCCCGCAACATGGATGACCTCCGTGCTCAGGTTCGGCGTCACCTTCCAGCCGGACTGCGATTCGAGATCCGCCAGGACGCTGCCAAAATCCAGCAGGTAGTTTCCCCGGATCAATTCATCGGGATCGAACGCGGCATCCGCCACACTGCTCCCGCTCATGGACAGCGAATAATAACTCGCCGCATCCGCCGGGTTTTTCGTGTCGGCAATCATGCCGGCCACCGACACCCCGCCGAATTTCGGTTGGTCCACCGCGAAGGTGATCTCGGGCATTTGCGTCAGCACGCCGGCCAGGATGGAATGATGTTCACCATCCAAGCCGTCGAAGCGCCACGCCTGCGCGGTGCAAACCTGGCCGCGGCGATGCGACAGATATGGGAACAGATCCCCCAGCGTGTTCGTGTTCCACCGTCCGTCGGGCGTGTACGCGGCGGTGATTTCATGCCGCAGGATGCTTTGCGTCACCTCGCCGTCGAGCGCGGTGACAATGGGCGACGTGACCTCGCCGATGGTGATCGTCAGGTCGTCAAGCGCCTGATGTTTGTGGCCGTTGACCGTGACCAGTGCCGGCCCGGATGGAATGGTGGATAGTGCGATGCCCATAATTTAGGTGATGGTTGCGTGTTGAATGGAACTTTGGGAGTAACCCGTTTTGAACGCGGCAAAGAAAATTTCATCGCCGGCCTCGACCGCGAACGGCGCGGCGTACTCGAGCGCGGCGGGATTCGACGGCCCAGGGAACGAACGATCGAGCGAGTAATAAATCCGCGCATCTTCCGTGGCGCAGGTGAGCGTCACCAACCCGTCCGCCTCCGCCGCGACCGGCGTGGCCACGCGCGCGGTTTGCGTGCGGGAACTGGTCATGCGCAGCCGCACGCGCCAGGCGTCGAGCGGCTGGAAATCGGTCGCCTCCTGAATCGCGCGCGTGTCGGCGTAGAAATGGCCGAAGGGGTGAATCGGTTGATTGTGCAGCAGATCGAGAATTTTTTGCGCTGCATGATCGCCAGGCACGAGCGTCCCTTTGGCTGGCGAATTGTTGCTCAACCGATCTTCGAGGATGAGGCACGTCAGGATCATGTCGCCCTGCGGCCCGTTCAAATTCGGGCGCGTCACTTCAAACTCGATCTTCTCGACGATGATGCCGAGGCCGCGCCGGCCATTGGCCAGCACGCGTGGCGTGATGTACACGAGGACTTCCGCCGCCAGCGTCTTGTCCGGCAACCGGCCTTCCGCCACTTCGGCCAGCAGCCGGTCGCGTGTGACGATGTTGACGTTGTCAAAGTACGCATCACTCAACAGCGTGTGTGCCGCGAAAGTCTGGAGCGTATCGAAGTCGGTGAAGTTCATCAGTTTTTCCAAAACGAAATGATGCGTTCGCCCAGGGCCAGCGCCGTGGCCTCCAGTCGCTCGGCCATGCCGGTGCGGACGGGCGCGCGTTCCGGGATCGTGACCGTGTAGCGTTTGCCGCCGGCAAACGGTACGTTAGCAAATCGTTTGTGCGAGGCGCGGGCAAACCGGGCGAGCTTCCCATTGCGGCCGGTACGCAACAGATTTCCACGGGCATCCGTGCGCAACCGCACGCTGCCGGCGAGTTGCACGCGCTGGATGGTCGCGCCAAATTCATGCGCCGCGGCGTAGGGCAGATTCGCGCCGATGGAGGATTCGAGATTGTTGCCGTTGATGACCGGCGGGGTTGCTTTTAACTGTCGGATGTACCCATGCGATACTTCACCGAGCCGCCGCTCGGCCACGGGGAACGGCCCTTTGCCGGTGAGCCGCGTCTTGACGATGTGGCCCACGGTGATCTGATTCTGTTTACCCAACTCCGCCGCCAGGGCGCGCATGAGGCCGGCGTGATCCTCGATCTTGTCGAGCGTGCGCGCAGCTTCGGGCGTGAGTTGGATGTCTATCGTCGTCATGTGATATGGAAGCGGCGATGCGGGTTCAGCAGTTCCTTGACGCCGGGCAGCAGTTCAAACGTCTGCGACTCCAGGCGCTCGCGTTCGGGCAACTGGATGCCCTGCTTGTCGATGGCGCTCCAGACCGCGCGGCATTGGTTAATCCACGCGAGCCGCACGTCTTCGGGCAACGCCGTTGCGCCGTCGGGCATCGGGAATTCGTACTCGCTGGTGTTGAACCAGTAGCCGCCGGTGTAGGTGACGCGGACGAATTGATTCCAACAGCCGGGCCGCACGGAGAACACCACGAGGCCGGTTGAGTCATCGCGGTTTTCGATGAGCGACGTTTGCTCGACGTAGCCGCCATCATGCGAGGTCTTCAAGGCGATCTCCACAATCTCCTCGACGGGCGTGCGCGGCAGCCAGAGATGATCGCGATCCGCGCTGGCGATGTAGAGGTCATCCTCCGTGCGCGTGAACCCGCGGTTGCAGAACTTGTCAAACGCGCGGGCGACCCCCTGGCCGATGGCGATCAATTGCTCGTCGTAATCGTCGCCCGCCCGCAACGTCTCGTTGAGCAGTTGCGCCTTGAGCGATTTCAGATTGCCAAGTCCGGCGTCCATAGGTCAGTCGCGGTGCGGATATTGATCCAGCGGCGCGCAGTTGACGGCGGACAATCCCTTCGGGGTTTCCGCCACGTCGAACTCGACGCGCTGGCCGGCGACCAGGGTTTTGCGTCCCCGGCCTCGCATGTTTTTATGATGGATGAAGATGTCCGGCCCGCCGCTGGGCGACAGCGCGAAGCCAAACCCGCGAACATCATTCCACGATTTCACCGTTGCGATCATAGTGTTTTAAGTCCCGATGGTTGGCGCGGCGCACCATGCGATTGCGGGGCGGCCACGAGCGCGGCGTTTCCTCGTCGCGCTTTGCTTTTTTTTTACGGCTCCGGCTCATCAGTCGTACTTGAGGGTGATGGCGTTGAGGGAACACGCGGCCTGGCCGGTGATCGAGATGAGCAGCGGCTTGCCCGCCCCCACGCTGTAAAGCGCCTCGCCCTGCTGTCGCACGGTTGCGTTGCCGATGAGGGTGTGCGTGCCGGTGCCGCGCAGCCAGGCGCGGTCGCCCGCCGTCAACGCAATGCCCACGGCGCTGGGAAAGCGCACCGTGCTGGTGATGTCGTTGACGATGGGAGTTGGGGCGATCTGATTGGCAAACACGCCGGTCGAGGCGGGCGAGATGATGATGGTGTCACCCGTGGCGAGGCCCGTTGAGACATCCGCGATGACGGCGGTGTCGTCGCGCGTGGCCGGATACGCCAGCGTGAACGTGTTGGTCAGTTTGTAAATTGCGTGGACGGGTTGCGCGACAAATCCGAAGGCGGCGGCAATGGTGATCGTGGGCATCGGTTTGGCCACGGGGGCGGCCGCAATCCGCGTGCGGAACGGCGGCGTGGTGCCGACGATGACCGGATGCCCGTTGCTCAACCCCGTGCTGGCCGTGATGATCAGCGAGTCTGCGCCGCGCACGGTGGGAACAACCGTCGTGGTGCTGATGCCGAGAATCCGCACCCAATCATTCGTCGTGACATCAAACCCTAGGGCGACCGCCAGCGTTACGTTGGTGGCGCTGATGGAATCAATCGCGCGAATCTCGCGCCGCCCGCCCGCAGTTTCGATCAGGAGATTCGTGCCGGCCATCATGCCGTTGGTGGCGGTGACGACGATGACGGTTTCCTCGGCGTCCTGGTTGTAACGCAGCGAAATGTTCGTGCCATACAATTCGCGATACACCGTCGTGGCGGCGGCAACCTCGGTTGGGATCAATGAATTCAGGGTGATGCTGGCGTTGGTATTGGGCACGACGGTCGCGACCGTCGCCTTGGTCAGCGCCGCGCCACTGCCGCGATCCAGCAGGATCACATCGTTGGTGTCCAGCGCGGCCGTCGAGGCAAGGTGCAAGGTCGTCGCGTTGGCCGCATAGGTGGACAGCGGACGATACACCGTCGGCAATCGTTCGCTGAACGTATCGCCCGCGGCCAGATTTGTGCCGAGCATCCGCGTCAACGTGATCAGCCTGTTTGTCGTGTAGAGGTTGGTTTGCGCAATTTTGTTGGTGAGCACGCCCGCCGCGTTTTGAAACACGATCACGTCATTCGACGCAATGGTGTTGTAGCCGCGAAACGTAATGTTCGTGGTGTTGGCGACAGTTGTCGCGGCCACGGTGTAGCGCGTGGTTGTCGGATAAAAAAACAGTCGGTTGGTGGCGTTGTCGGCGGTCACGTCGTACGCGACGACCCGCGCCGGACCAACGTCCGCCGGGAAAATAACCTGGGCGCTGGTCGTGCCGCTGGCGTTGAGGGTGAGGTAATCTCCCGGCGCGGCCGGCACCGCCAGCGCCGCGCACAGGCTCACGAGGATCAGGAGTTTCTTCATTTTTATTTTGGTCTGATGGTTGAGGGAGGCGGGCGACGCGCCCGCCTCCCGATTGGTTTACGCCAGCGTCAGCACGGCGAACGGGATGTGTCCTGCGGGATTGCCCGTCGGGATGCGGTGTTTGCCTCCGGCACGCACAATCGCGCGGAAGCCGATTTGGTTCTCGGCGAACTTGATGTGTTCGCTGGTCGCGAGTTCCATGTCCTGCCGGATGCCGACGACGTATCCCTGCGGATCGCCATAGACGGCCACCTTGGCCCCGGTTTCATCCGCGAACGGCGCGGCGGCAACGGAATTCACGGGCGCGCCCAGGATGCTGCCGACCGTCGGCGACGGCGCTTCGAGCGCGTTCTGGAAGATCGGCCGCCCGTTGTCGTCGCGGATCAGGCAGACCTTGGCGAGAATCTGCGGATTGATCCACCAGCGTGGTGAGAGATTGAGCACCGGCTGGCTGACCGTGGTCAAACAGCGCACCCAATCGTCCAGCGTCGTGGTGCCCACCGTGATCGCCGATGAGGCGGTGGCATCCGACCCGGTATGCACGGTGTCGGTCTCGAAGATGCCATAGTAGCCGGCATCCACCTGATCGGCGCCGCCGTCGGCGGTGAACGCCATGTCGTCGAGCAGTTTGGTGACGCTTTGCGCAATCTCGCGCAGGATGAGCGAGGACATGTCCACGGTCGCATCCTGTAGTTGCTCGCGCGAGGCATAGAGCAACGCCGCGGCCGTCTGGATGCTCAGGTTCACACTCGTCCCGGCAAAGTCGCCCGGTGTGATGGCGGTGCCTTCCGCCGCACCGCTGCCCGCGCCGATCCATACCGCCGTCGGACGCGCGGTCATGATCGGGTAGGAGTTGGTGCGGGCGCTCAGGCCGGAGTCCACGCGAAGCGTGTTGTATTGACCGTACTGTTTGAGCACGTCGTACAGCTCCGGGATGTAGTGCGTCGGGATCACCGCCTGGCCGAGGCTGGAGTCCACACCGGTCAAGGCCTTTTCCAGGTGCGCCGGCAGTTTGGCGTCGGGCCATTTCAGCCGGCGGGTGACGGCGTTGAGCCAGTCGCGCTTTTCCTCGTCGGCGCAGAATCGGGCGATGGGGTCGCCGTAGGCGCCGCGCGCCTCCAGCTTGGCGAGGGCTTCGAGCGTGCGGAGTTGCGACTGGAGTTTTTTGATCTCGCTGTCGAACCCGTTGGCCGTGGCCTTGAGCTTGATGTTTTCCTCGGCGAGGGTCTTCATCGCCTTGGGCCAGCGATCCGGTTCGGCCAGGATTTTTTCCAGGTCGGGCGCGGCTTTCAGTTTTTCCACTTCGGCCTGGAGTGGTTTGAGTTTGGTGATGTCGTCCTGGAGCGATTCAACGCCTTTGAGGACCTTGGATTGGAACTCATCTTCGGTCAGCGTTGATCCAAGCAGCGGCAACAGCAGCAACCCGGCGATACCCACCTCGGGGCTTACCGGCATGAGGCTGGCGAACAGCACGCCAAGGGCCGCGGCCATGAAGGCCAGGGCGAGGAATCGCCCGCGAATGAGGGGTAGCAAAAACTTCTTTTTGGTTCGGTTCATGTCAGATTTTTCTAGTCAACTGCAACACGGCGAGAAACAGCGACCGGCGACGCGCGCGTTGCTCCCTGACGAGCGCGTCCTCGTCAGTCAGGGAACTGCTTTCCAATCGTTTCTGTTCTTCGTCGAAATAAATCAGGTCGTCATCGTTCAGGATGCCGGCCTTGTAGGAGCGCGCGATGGCGTTCGGGTTCGCGCCGATGATCACGGCGCTGAGTTCGATCTGCTGTTGCTCCAGAAAAATGGTGCGGGGTTTGGCTTCATCCGCCGAGTCTTTGAGGCCGAGGTCCGCCACGGCCTGGTTGTAGCCGTAGGGGTCCGTGTCCCAGCGTGACACCTGGCGCACCGGCCAGAAGCCGACGCTGACGGCCTTAAGGAAACCCGCCTCCGTCATGGCCCAGCCGCGCTGCGCAAGCACGTTGCTCTCGACATCCTTCGCCCATTGCACGGTTTCGATCAGCCGCTTGCCGCTGACCTTGAAATCCACGACCTTGCCCAGCAGCTTCTCGATGCTGCCGTAATCGTGTGAGTCCACGAACGGCGCGTTCTTTTTGAAGTTGTCGAAGCGCCAGCCGTCGGCTTTGATCACCTCGCGATAGCTGTCGAGCGTTTCGTCGCTGGCGATGTATTCGACCAGGCCGGCCTTGGAATCAATGACCCGGATTTCGGGGTGGATTGTGCGGCGGAGTGTCTTCATAATGTCGGGGTGCATCCGAAGTTGAACCTCGTTTTTGCGTTGGCCGAAGTAATTCGTTGGCTGGTCATACAATTGGTTCGCTGGGTTCGACGACTCCTTCCGGGCCGCGGGCGACGGCGATCTCGACGCAGTGACAGTTGATCACATTCCAAGGCTGGCCCTGCGGATCGCCGGGATGCTTCACTTCGTCGGTCTCGCCCGTGTCCGGGTTCACCACTAGAAACTTTTCATTGATGGGGATGATCGTCCCGTTCATCAGGCGATGCGCCGCGCGGATGTTGCTGTTGCCGGAGGTCAACCATTCCTTCCATTGCACGCCGGCTTCCTTGAGCGCGGCGTCGCGGGCGGTACCGTAGGCGGCGGCGGTTTCGGTTTGCGCAATCACCATCGCGCGCTTTTTGGAAATCTCATTGAACTCGGCGCGCACGGCTTTTGCGATGTCGCGCAACGGATCACCGCGTTCAATGCCGTCGGCCAGCGCGCCCCGGATGCGCTCGAAGATCGCGTCGGGTACTTTGGCCAGTTTATTTTCGCGGTTCTGGAAAAACTCCACCGCACCAGCGGGCGGCATGGTCCACGCATCACTCTTGCCGACCTCGGCGAACACCTGATCGCCCGCGGCCTGGAGCGCGTTGCTGGCAATGGTGCGGAAGCTGACTTGGAAAATCTTCCGAAACTGATCGAGGTTGAAAATGAAATCGCTGGCGCTGGCGCGTTGCGCGGGGGCGCGAACGGCGGCGGCTTCCAGTTTGCCCAGCACTTCGCGCCGCGCGATCATCAGCAACGCGTTGAACTTCGATTCGTAGGCGCGGATGGTTTCGCGCCGTTTGGCCACGATGTTTTTCCAGAGGCGCACCCGTTTGGAATCGCCCGCTCGCACGGCGAGGCCGGCGAGATCGAGGCCGCAGCAATCGCATTGCGGCCTGGGTGCAGTGTAGTTGCGCAGCGCCCGCAAGGCGTCAGTGATCGGGGTTTCCTCCGCTTCCTCCGGCTCTTCATCATCGGGGAACGCATCATCCTCGGGGAGGTCGCGGCTCTCGCCGACGGGCGCGACGGCGAAGGGCAGGTAGCCCACGTCCCAGCCGTCGAACTCGTCCATGCCGAGGTCCAGATACTCGTTCGCGGCTTCAAGGGGCATTCCCATCGCCCACAGTTTGCCGGCGGCATCCAGGCGTTCGCGGCGCACCTGTTGCATGACGGGGTGCTCGTCAAAGTCGAAATAGCATTCGAGATCGGCAATGCCGGTCTGCTTGCGGGCCACTTCCGAAATCTTTTGCGCCAGCTTTTCGGCGGTTGGGATGCACGTCTCCGTGATGAGCATGAACCAGTCGCTCGCCGAGCCGACGCTGTAGCTCTCCATTTTGTCGGCCATGCTGGGGGGCACACCGAAGGCGAGGAAGATTTCGTGTCGATTGCCCAGGCGCATGGCGGCGAAATTCGCGTCGGTGGTTTGCGCGTTTGGCGATTCCACGGTCACGTCGCTGGTGAGGAACGCCGCGCGGAAGTCGCCGCGCCGCGCGTATTCCTGTTTCATCCGCAACTGCGCCACGATCTGGCGCTGCTGCTCGTCGGTGAGCATTCCGTTTTTGCTGGCGATGATCGGGCCGGTGTCGCCGTTGTTGCGCATGAGATTCAACGCATATTCCCCGGCGGCGTAATCGGCTTCCGTCGCGATGCGGGCGGCGGCGTATTCGGCCAGGCCGCGCCACGGATCGTAAGGATTCCAGAACAACGGCTGGATCACCTGATCGGGTAACAAGTCCCACACGCGCTGTTCGATGTCGCGGTATTGCCAGCCGACGAGTTCGCCGCGCTCGACGATCTCGCGCATCCGGTCGGGCCGCGCGACGATGAGCGGCGAGAACATGCTGACCTCGGGGAACGGCCGCAGACTGGAATCGTCCATCAACCAGAACGCCTCGCCCTGCAGCTTGAGCCAGCCGACACTGGCCTCGATGAAATCCGCGAAGGTCAGGCGCCGCGCCGGTTGCTGCCAGAACGCGGTCAACTGCGGGTCGTCATGGTCCTGATCATTGACGGTGAACTTGAGCGGGACGCCGGCAATCGGGCCGGCAATTTTTTTGATCGCACGATTCACCCAGACGCTTTGGGCGAAGGGCATGGCGAGGTCCGTGGGACGGGCGGTCAGGCCCGGCACGAGGTCAAACGGCACGCCGCTCGCACCCTTGGCCAGGATGGACATGGCATGTCTAAGGCGTTCGCGGAGTCTCATGGTCGGTTAAAAGGGGCGATTTGCGCGAAGTGCATGGCGTTGCAGCCCGGTTTGCCGCCGAATTGGCATAAAGTCCCGGACGCCGGGTTGCGACGCGTCCTGGGGCAATGGCGGCGGGGGGTCATATCAGGACGCACTCCATCGGGCGCGCGGAAGTTTTGCCGGCGTGCAAGGCCAGGCATTTGGCCCAGAATCGGTCACAGTGGGAGTCGTCGCCGTCGCCCACGAACCGGATGTTGCCGGCCTCCGTGGTTTCCTTGCGGATGCCGCGCAGGTCCTGGCGGAGCAGATCGTCGCGCGTGTAACGCACGGTGCGGTCTTCGTGCGCGCTACGGAGCGGGAAGGCCAGTTCCTCTTTCACCGGGCCGGTGAAGCGGACCGCTTCGACGCGATACTCGCCGAATTTTTTTTGCGCGCGCTCGGCCAGTTGCATCCCGAGGCCGGTCGAATCAATGCACGCGCGCCGCAATTGCGGCAACGCCAGCAGCCGGTACAGTTCGGATTCCTGTTCGTCAAAGGTTTTGCCGCGCAATTCGATGCGCAGCCGTTCCCAAAACACGTCCCCGACCTTTTCCTCCACATCAATGACGGTGAGATGTTGCTTGCGCGCCACGTCCATCCCGAGGAACAGTGGGTTTTTGCAATCGAGCAGGTAATCGTAATCGCGCCGCGCGGTCTCGTCTTCGCAGGACGTGATCATGTCGTAGGTGATGAACGCCTGCGATTCGTCGGCGGGGATGCAGCAATACTCCTGCAACCACTGTTCCTCATCAATACACTCGGCGCGTTGTCGCTTGAGCCAGTCCTCCCGCGATTCGTTCTGGCCGCTGGCCGCGTTGATCTTCTCGACGATGCCAGCCTCAACCGCTCGTTGCACCGGGATGGTGTGCAAACTCCAGCCCATCGGATTGCCGCGATGGACGATGTCCTGAATGAACTGGTTGAACACGGTCATCGTGCCGCGATGCGTGCTGATCACCGACAACGTGCCGCCCCACTGGATCACCGGCTTGGCGTAGCGATAGAGTTCGCGCTGATCTTTGTGGATCGCAAACTCGTCCAGTTTGACGTGGCCGGTCTTGCCGACGATGGCGTCGGGGTTCGAGGACAGCGCGTAGATGGTGGCGCCACTCGCAAAGCCGATGCTCTGGACATGGAATGGTTTCCCTTCCTCCGTGTACAGGGTTTGCTGCGTTACGTCGCCGGCCGCGTACTTCAACACCTTGGCCCATCGCTTGCAGTAAAGGATATATTGTTTGGCCTGGACGGCATCGCGCGACATCACCCACACGTCGCGTCCGTTGACGTTGCCGGCCTTGACGACGGTGTCGTAACTATCGGCGTAACTCATGCCGATCTGCCGGGACTTCTGGCAGATGCGCAACCGCGATGGGTCTTTGCACCAGTCCACCTGATAGGGCAGGAAGTATTTTTCTTTGCGCGCCATTACATCAAATTGAGTTCGCGTTCGATTTTCTCGATGGTTTCCATCGTGAGTCCGCCCTTGATCTTTTTGCCCTCGGCCAGCGCCGCCTGGGCGCGGTCAAATGCGTCGGCCTTGCGTTTCATTAAATCGAGCTTCCCTTGGTCAATCGAGATGGCTGCGGCCTTCAAATCCCGATCCACCGCCGCCAGTCCGGTCTTCGCATCACCGCGCAGGTACGCGCGGCCTTTGATTTTTTCCAGCAACGCATCGCGCAACGCATCGCCTTTCAGGCCGAGCGCCTTGAGCTTCTCCTCTTCGCTTTCGGTCCATTCCGCCTCTTGCTCCTGCTCTTGCTCTTGTCGGCACCAGTCATGCAGGGCGCCGTCACCACTGAGTTGCGAGTCAAACTTCAGTTCGATGTCCCACCGCTCATGGATGCGCCGGCGAATCTCGGCGTGCGACGTGTTGGCTTCCTTGAACCAACCCAGGAACTCCACCTTCGTCTCGTCGGTCAGTTGCGTCCGCCACATCGCTTTGAAGCGTGTCAGCGGCGCGTTGCCCGCGCGTAATTTTTTGGGCAGGGCGCTCATTGCATTTCCAGCAGGGCCGCCTCCCCGGCGTCGTTGATGTTCCACTTGCGCCGGCCGCCCAGGCCGATGATGCCGGTGATCCAGCGTTGGCCGTCCACCAGTTTAAGCACCGTGTCGAACTCGGCAGTCGAGGCGGACGTGATGCCCTGGCTGGCGAGGCGCAGGTCCGTGGCCGCCTGCAATTGCAGGTCGGTGAACTGGCCCCCACGCCGGTCGTGCAACACGGCCAGCAGCGCGCGGGCGATTTGAAATTCGCGTTCGGTCATCACTTCACCTTGCCTTTGATTTCCGACACGGCGGCGAGCACGTCGTTGATCCTCGTGTGAACGCCTTCGGTGTCGGCTTTGCCTTCGCGGCGGATGTCATCCATCTTCGTTGACAACTCCACGCGCAGCCCGTCCAGTTTGTTGTACATCGCCGCGCTGCGCGTGCGGGCGGAGATGTCAAAATTCTCGCGGTCGGTTTTGATCTCCAATCGCACGGCGTTGAAATTATCGCGCGTCTCGGCGACGTGTTGCGAAAACTCCTCTTTGCTGGCCGGCTCGAAACTGAATTGCACTTCGCGTTTTTGGGAGGACCGCCGGTTGGCCCACATTTGCCAGGAGTTGAAAACCATCATCACCAGCCCGAACAAGAGCAGAGCTTGCGTGGTAAAAGTAGCATCGGGGAGTGGGGTCATGCGTGGTTGCTCCTCGTCTCGCCGTGCAGCCGGCGCAAATAGTTGTCCAGCGAATGCGCCGCGAGCCGCACGAATTCGCTTGTCTCGGGGGCGCTGGCGGTTTGCACGTAATCCGCCGCGCGCGACCACCACGGCCGCGCGATCTCCAGTCCGCCGTTACGCGGCAGAAACACCTCGATCCCCGCGTGCCGATACGTGCCGAGTTGCCACGGCATTCGCGTCACCGGATCGCCCGCGTTCACGATGCGCCAGGTGCGGTTGCCGAGCGCCTCGTTGTACGCCCGCGCGAATGGACCGTTGCCCACGCGCGGCTGGCCGTAGGTGTACACGCCGATGACCGGATACCCGGATTCAAGCAGCGCGTATGCGCACAACATCGCCAGCGCGCCGCCGAGGGAATGGCCCGCGAGATAAAGCCGGGTGCCGGGGATGATCTCGTTGACCAGCGGCGTCATCACCGAGTTGAACGCACTGCGGAAGCCGGCGTGAACCCGGCCCGCGCGCCAGCTTATCTTCGCGCACCGCAGATCGGTGATCACATCGCGCGCGCTGGCCGTGCCGGGAAAAATCAGCGTGGTGAACTTCTCGCCTTTGATCACCCCCACCTGCGTATCCGTGGTGGTGACGTGCAGGATGCGCGATAACGATCCCGCGTAAGCGCAGCGAATTTCTTCCGCGCGGCGAACGGCGGTGGGCAGATGAAACGGGTCGGGCCTCATTTCGCGAGCGCGGCGCGGACGGCGGCTTCGGTGACGGCCCCGGCCACCTCGGCCTGGTCGTTCGAGTAACCTTTGAGTTGGAACGTGCGCACCCCGGCGGTGTCCGCTACCACACTCATCTCGCCGACGCTCGTGCGGTTGCCCACCGCGTAGCGCGAGAATTTTTCGCCCGTGGCGGATTCGTATTTGGTAACGGTGCAGCCCGTTTGCAGCAGCGCCGCGGCGGCGAGGCAGAGCACGAGCCATTTTGCTTTTGCATTCATTGGCGATTGGGGGTTAACTGCGCGGGAAGAAAACTGCGCCGGGCACAGAACGGCGTTTGTGATGACGACCGCAGGTGTAGCAGCCGAGAGCCGTGCCGGCCCGGCAAGGAGAAATCGAAAACATCGCGTCATCACGCGATGATTTAACCGCAGGGAGTTGTGACAGCCTACCGCAGCATTCGCTGGGTTCTCAGGAGGGGAACAAAATCAAATCGTCTGCTGCCGCAAATAGTCCTCGTACCAGTGGACGGGGATGCGGTAAAACCGACGCCCACTGACATTCTCGCCCCCGACATTGATCGCGCGGAGCTTGCCTTCCTCGATCAGGTCGAGGACGTGCCGCTCGGTGATGGCCAGGCGCTCGGCGACCTCGCTCACATACAACACGGTGCGGCCGGGGAAGAGCAGCGTGCCGAACTGGAGTTGTTGGGGTTCTTGCGTCACAAAACAATTTCCAGCGGGCTGCGGACGCTCAACGCCTCCGCGTGCAAATATCCCATCGTGGTTTCGAGACTTCTGTGGCCCATCGCCTGCTGAATCGCGCGCGGGTTTTGTCCACCGTTCAAACAGTGCGTGGCGTACGCGTGCCGCAGTTCGTGCGGGAGGATTTCCAGACCTGTGCGCCGGCACGCGGAGCGCACGGCGCGTTGCACGGTGGATTCGAGTTGATGCCAGCGCACGGTGCGGCCAGAGCGAGGGTCGCGGCACGGGGCGGCCTGGGGAAAGAGCCACGCCCATTGCCAGGAGCTTTGCGCACGGGGATATTTTTTCTCCATGCGGCTCGGCAGTTTGATGGGGATTCCGGCGGCCACATCCCGCTGCCAGGTAAGCCGCGCGGTTTGAATCTGCGCGGCAAGCTCGCGCGCGAGCGAACAGGGAATGCCGACCACGCGATCCTTGCCACCCTTGGCCCGTCGAATGATCAGCCGGCTCTGCGCCAGTTCGACATCGCGAATCCGCAACCCCAGCGGCTCGGTAATGCGCAGCCCGCAACCGTAAATCAACCGTGTGACGAGTCGCACCGGGTAGCCACTCTCATCGCGCAGAGCGGCGAGCAACCGGCGGACTTCCTCCACGGCCGGCGCGCGGCGCACGGTGAGTTCGCGCTTGGCCCGCAGCGCGTTGATGCCTTCGAGCTTTTGCCCAAGGCAATCGCGGTAGAAGAACAGCAGCGCATTGAAAGCCTGATTTTGCGTGCTGGCAGAAACCTCTTCGCGTGCCAGCGCGGAGAGGAAGGCTTCCATTTTCTTTTCGCTGGTCAAACCGGGCGGCAGCTTGCCGAGGTGGCGCATAAACCGGCGCAACCAACCCACGTAACATTCCTCCGTGGATAGCGAGAAATGCTTGAGCCGGATGACCTGGCGCAGCGTTTCCTCGGCTTGAAATGCGTTCATGATATGCTAACGGGTTTCCGCAGAAGAATTGTTCGGCGGCGGCGCGAGTAGCGCCTGTTGATGTTCGTGTTTGCAGCACCACAGTTTGCAGAGCGAGTCGCATATTGCGGAATGGCCTTTGAGACACCATTGCTGGTTTGGCTTCGCTATTCGAGAGTCGCTGGCGCTTGCCGCCGAACAAGGTCGCTGAAGCGCAACCGGAGGCTCGCTCACAGCTTTGATGTAGCACGGCTGTTCACCGAGCATCGCATCCCATATTGGAGTCTCACTCATTTGACGCCTCCGGTCGCTTAGCTTCCGCGTTCGGCCTAATCCGTCTGCCATGCGCGTTCGTCTCGCAGTTGCAGAGCCAGCCAGCTTGCCAGCCGCTTCCATCCTGGCATTCCCACTGAACGCGAGTCATTCGACCGCCGCAGTCCGGGCACTGCGGATTCTTCTTGAGGCGCTTGATGATCTTGTCCGCCGCCTGAAGTTCGACCTTGAGTGCGCGGATATTGTTTTTCATTTTTTCGAGCATAGAGTCTTACCGGATTGGCGACATCGGGCCGCCACTTCCGGCGAGTGCTTTACGATCCAAGCAGGATTCCGAAGCGCGAGCGACGCGCATACCATCTTCCCCGGAGCTACCGGCGTAAATAGGCCGAACCATGCGCTGCTGCGAAGGGCAGCGGGCGACGGCAGTTGTGGATTCGAGCGTCATTTTCCGCTGCCCTCGCAGAGCTTCACGTTCGAGCGCCGGGCGACGCGCTTCTGTTTTCGGACGCCCTTGAGTCGGATGCGTGACATTTCTTCCGACTTTTCTTTGGCGGTCAGCTTTGACCAGCGCGACTCAGCAGCGCGCTTCTGCTGAGTCTCGATTTCGCGGCCACAGTGAGGACATTTCATTCAGCAGTCGGGTTGAGTTGGATGTTGAATTTCTCGCGGCGCTCATTCACCCAGTTCGCCGCTTCGGTCGCGGTCTTAAAGCCTTCAGGCAGGCGGCAGCCGTGAGAGTCCACGCACCAGCGCGCTGCGTCACCGGGCTGGAAGCTGATGACCACGCCCCGCCCTTTGATCTGGCCGGCAGGATGCCAGCCGTTTCGAAATGGCGTGAACCCGAGTTCGCGCATCTGACCTTTGAGGACTTCGTATTCGAGCCGTGCTTTTTCTGCCGCAGCTTCCGCCGCGACTTTGGCCTCGTGCGCTTCCAGGGCACGCATCGCCGCCCCGCGACGCCATTCGCGGCGCTCAGTCAGATTACGGAGGACCACGGCTCGCGCGCGGGCGTAACCTTCAATGTTGATCAGCTCGCCGCTTTTCACCGTGTAGCGGCCACCGCTCCAGCCGAGCCGGTTGTCTTTTTCGATGGCGTCAATGAACCAGCCCCAGCTTCCATCCGACCGGCGTTCCACGCCTTTGATGACTTCGGAAAAGTGGACGCCCGGATTTTTACAGTTGTGTTCCACGAACTCAACGGACTCAGTGTATTTCTTCGATTTCATTTTTCGTTTGTTGGAGCGAGTTACTGGCCCGCTCTCACTTTCTAACTAGAGTCTATCATTGACGTGCGCGCACGTCAATAGCCAAATCGCATTTATTTTCGATTGTTTGTAAGTTGTTGACCGGACGCTCGAACCACTGCATGGAGCAGAACCCGGCGGAGCGCCAGGCAGTGCGGATATTGGTCGTGTTGTCCATGAGGTCAGGTGTTCGCGCCGGGTCGCTCATGCAGACCGTTATACCGCCTTCATCGCGTCGCGGATTCTGGCGGCGCTCACAAAGTCCTGGCGGCGGATGTATGCCTCCTTGATGCGCTGGAGGATGATGCGCTTTTGTTTTGCGGGGCAGTATTCGAGCATCTCGCTTTCGGCGAGCACATTTGCAGACCTGAGCCGGTGGATTTCCTCGACGCACAGCACATCTACGTGCTCGCCGCCTAGGCCGAGTTGGTATTGCTGCACGCAGTCTTGCAGTCGGTTGCAGATGCGTTTGTGAGATTCGAGCACCCAGATCAGAGTGTCTCTCCCGCAGTTGACGCCCATCAGCTTGCAGATTTCCTTCCACTGTTTGAGCGTTGGGCGGGGCGGTATAACACTCCGTGGAGCGAATCCGCGCCCCGCTTTTCCGATTCGTTTCTTTTTTGGCTTCATAAAGTTGACTCTGCCGACGAGCGTCACGCCCGGCGCGGATCGCTCACGTCGGCGTTCAGCCCACAGCGAGCGCCTCTAGTTCGGCGGCCTCTTTGAGCAGTTCCTTGGCTTTCCAGCGCGCCGTTTCCGCACGCTTCTTCGGGTTGTCGAGCAGTTCCTGCTTGAGCACTTCCATGCAGGCTTTGGTGTCCGGCTGTGTGCCGGTGCATTTGTCCGCTGCGTGTGCGCCCCAGCTTACGTCGTAGTGCTCATCGTTTCTCCAGTTCCGGAAGTTCGCGGTTATTGAGACGCAGCCGACGGGCAGCGTCTTGCGCATGATGCAGAGTTTCGCGGCCATCCATGCCGCCACTTGTTCCTCGGTGATTTGGTCGAGGATGATTGTGTCGAAGTTTTCGACTCGCTTGAAGTCGCTCATAGTAGTCCATTCTGTTCTCGGCACTCATCGCAGATGAGCCCAGTTTCTGGTGCGTTCTCTCCGCATTCCACGCAGGCTCGTATTACGGGCCTCCCGCAGTCGCGGAGCATTTCTTGGGTTTCTTGTTCGTGAGTCCACGGTCTTGTGGGCTGAACAAATCGCTGATCCGAATGGCCCTTATCCTGGGCAGTTGCGACTATTTCGGATTCTCGGATGTTGATGGCTTCGTTCATGTCACTTGTTTTTCGGCGGGCCATCGGATAGCTCCGCGTTAGGCCACTCGCCACAGGCGGCATTCAGTGTCCGAGATTTTGCGCGAGGCTACTTTCATGCCGAGACTTTTTGCAGATGATCGCCAACCGATGTCTTTGCCTTTGGGCAACACGATGCTGTCTCCTACGCTCATGGCGCGCAAAGTTGTTGCGATTGTTCCAGTCCGTTTGCGGTCTGGCATTGGGATGTTCTTTTCGATGTTCATGGTGTTTTTGTTTTTGACGTGGCCTAACCCGGTCGGTGCAGCGAATGAGCCTTCGCCGCTGGCCGGAGTGGGGCTGTGGATTTTGCGGATGTCTTCTATCAAGTTGGATATTTGTTTGTCTGTCAGTCGGCTCATCGCTGACCTTTCTCGTTAGAGCGCCTAGACCAGCGTGCTTTCGCGGCGGCACTGGCCGCTTGTTTGCGCTCGGTTTTGGTCATTCCGCGCCAGCGAGATTTTCCGCCCTTCACTTGGTTCTCGGCCTTGAAGGTGTGGCCGCATTTGGGGCATTTCATTCGCGCACGATTTTGTAGTTCACGACCTTCAGCCATTCGCCGCGCCAGACTTGCCGCCCCGCACGATTGAAGCTTCCGGCAGTTTGTCCCACCGCCCCATCCACATTGCAGGCGAGACTGGGCGCGTGCACGATGCCACGGTGCGACATCACCGGGCCGTCTATTGAGTCGTGCGGTTTGATGATGTGGTCGTCTGGCGCTTTGCACATGATGTAGTGGCGGCTCGGGTCGTCTATGTATTCGGTTTGAGTTTTCATACGCCCCAATATATGCGAGCTAGTTCGCATTGTCAAGCCCGGATATTCAGATTTATTCGGCCGGCGCTCTAACAAATCGTTGCAGGACGACACAGCCCCGCTTCGCGTCATAGAGTCGCGGGCTTCGAGTTCGCCTTCGAGTTGCAGAACGTCAGTTGTCATTTGGACGGCGGGTCTGTGCGCCTGAACTCTCCGTTCTGGCGCAGAGCACGCGCCTTGGTTTTGCGTTTGCCTTTTGCTCGCAGCGCCTTCATCGCCGCGCTCTTTTCGGCGGCGCTCATGCCACTCCACCGTGACCTGGCGGATCGGCGCTGCATCTCACGCATGTAGTCGCTGACGGCCTTATTCACTTGCCGCCTCCTCATACTGGGAGAGCAGTTCGTGGTATTGCTCCCGCGCCTCATCCTCGGAGATTTTCTCGACGGGGTTGCCGGTCGGCCCTTCGCTCTCGCCTCGCAGGCTGGCCAGCAGGTCGCCGCAGTCGGTCCACACGCCGATGGACACGTCTTGGGCCTTGTTCATCAATTTTTCGATTTTCGCGGTCAGTGTCATTTTAGTCTTTCGTGGCTCGGCTTACTGGGCCTCGCTCATTACGGAGACACAATAGCCTGACGTAGCTGCTACGTCAATATGTTTCGCATCTTTTTTTCATCTTTTTTTGAGCCTCGGAAACTGCGCCAGAACAACGGGTTGGAGCGAACCCGGCCATGGCGTCTCTGTTGCAATCGGGCGTCATCGTGGGCCGGGTCGCTCACCCCGACCGTTCGGCATCACGGCAGACGCAGCCGGAAGAACCCCACGTCGTAGAAGTTCGTGAGTGTGCCGCTGTATTGCACGACCACCGTTCGCATTCGGTCGGGCGGCTTCGGCACATCCACGATGAGGATGTTGCTAGGGTCGCTTTCAAGGCCATCCTTCATCGCAGTCGCCGCGAAGGACCATTGGCCCGGCTGGATATTTTCCACACTTGCAGTCAGGTTCGTCCCGACGTTCAGGCGCACCGTTGCGGTCGGGAGATTGGTTGCGGTGAGACTGTTGGTGGAAGCATACAACACATAGTTCGTGACGCCAGGTGTTGGCGATGCATCCCATGCCAGCTTCACATCAGACGCTATGCAGTGAGTGGTGATGAGGATGCCGAACCATGTTACTGGAGCGAACAGCCGCCCCGCCTTTCCGTTTCGTTGAGTTATGGATTTCATTGAGTCCTTTCTATCGTTGAGAGCGCACAGCCGGTCGGCTGTCGCTCAGTTCGGTCGTTGTTCAGTGGCTGGGCTTCCGTTCTCGCCACACCACCACACCATCCGAGCGCAGTCCCATTTCCACCGTCGGCAGCCACCCCTGCCTTGGCGACCACTGGTCATCGTAACTGACCATCGGGCAGCCTACCCAATCGGTCGTTGGTTTCGTGGCGCAGCCGCCGAGTAGTGTCACTCCAGCGAACAGCAGCCCCGCCATTCCAATTCGTTGCATATTTTTCATGGTTTTTTTATCCAATCCTCCGGTGGCCGTTGCGACGGAGGCGAATGCCGCGTTTGATCATGACTTTTCCCTGGCTAATCAGCCAGTTGCTCGCGTGGGAGATTTCATCCGCGGTCGCGTGCTCCAGATGTTTGTAGCCTTTTTGGCCGGAGATGATCCAGTCGCTCGCGCTGGCCAACGCGCGCAACAGGCGGTCGTGCAGCCGGCTGCCGCGACAGGTCTGGAGAATGTCTCGTGCGGTCATCCAGCAGTGCGCGCCGCGCAACAAGTCCTCCAGCCAGCGCACGTCCGGGGATTCCGGCGGCGGCGGCGTGAAGGGTAGCTGTTGCTGATCGGTCATACAGTCCAGTCCGGGTCGGTGGTTGCAGGTTGCACTTTCAAGCAATGCGGCCGGTTGCGAAGATGGTTGCTCAAGGCCGCCAGTTTGTCGGTGGCCAACGCCTCCCAATGTTTGGTTTTGAAAATGCGTTCACTCTCGCTGACCACGTAGCCGCCGAGGCAGTCGTTGCGGAGGAAATGCAGATGCCGCTCGCGCGTCTTGAGTTCGGGATGCGCGCGGTGAACCTCGCTGCCCAGGTCGTCGGCGTCGAGCAGCAGGCCGCGCACGGACCGGCCATCGCCCCAGAGCGTGAGGACGGCGTCGAAGTCGCGATTGGAAAAATCTTTGTGGCTCTTGTCGCGGCCCAGGGCAACGACGTGGCAGCCGTGCCGCAGATCGTCCGCGGTGGTCGCGCGATGATGTTGCAACGCGCGCGCGGCGGCGGCGGCGGCCACCTGTTCGCGCGGCGCGCTGCCGGCCAGCACGGCGGCGGGATGCAATCGTCCTTTGGCCATGCGCCAGTTGAGCGCGCGGCACACGGCGCCCCAGCGGCGGAGATAGAGTTTATTCTGGGCGGGACTCATGCCGGCGTGGTCCTCAGTAGGTGCCGCACGAATTGTTGTTCGCGGTCGGCGGGTTTGATAAACGGGAGGTTCAAGGCCGTGTAAAAATCGGCTTCGGTCGCCAGCGGAATGTTGCCGTGGCCGAGATCGAGGCCGCGCGAGGGATTCCAGTGGCCGCCAAGTTGTTTCGCGCGTTCAGCCATCGCGATGTTGTGTTCCTTGCTTCCCGTTCGGCAGATCAGCCGGGTAATCAAGGTTTCATCCACAGCAAAGAACACGTCCACCTGACATTTGCTGAGTTGGAGGATCATCAGGTCGCCGGGCGAGTCCGCGCCGGAATCAATCCGGCATTTGCCGGCGGCGCGTTCGGCGAGCAGATGCGCGTGGACGAGGTTTACCCGGTCCACGATCTCGCCGAGCATGTCGCGTGTCTCGTGGACTTTAGGGATGCAAACGATGTCCACGTCGTTGCACACAGGCCGCGTGCGCCGGATGCTGCCGACGATCTCGAGTCGCTCACAGTGCGGTTGCAGCCAGGTGACGATATGGGCAGCGTAGTGTTGGGCGGTGATCAGGTTCATGCTGCCCCCCTTTGTTCAGCGCGTTTTAGGCGCGCGTATTCGCGGTGGTATTGGCGGCCTGTCATGCCGGCCAATTGTGGGTAGGGCCGCCGACGGCGCGTCCTGGCAATGGGCCGCAGTGGACTTTTCCGCTGGCGCTCGCCGCTGAACTCGATTTCGTCGGGCCTGGTGTCCGGCAGCGTGGCGCGGAATTCCCGCCAGCGGATTTCGTAGGGTGACAACTGCGTTTTCATTGCGGGCCTCAGTGTTGCGCGGTCTCGGGTTTGGGGCGGATGAAGAATTGTTCGTCCTGACAGAACTGGATCCCCGCGGCGGTCTGTTGTTCGGGGGTCAGTTTCTCGCGGTCGGCGAGCAGGGATTTTTTATCGGGCTGCGGTTCGGGCTGGCGCACATAGGCCGCCCCCCACGGCAGCCGGAGCAGCCGCTTGACCACGTCTTTCCAGGTCACGCGGCGGGCGGTCTCGACGCTGACCGGCAGGAGTTCAAAGCCATACACCGCAAGTCCGGTCTCGATGGATTTTTTGTCGGGGAACAATTCGGCGCGGTGCGCTTCGCAGTAGGCTTTGATGTTGGATTCGGCGACGGCGATCTCGTCGGCCAGCGCGGTGAGTTTGTTTTGAAACCGTTTTTCCAGCCGCGCAATTTCATCGTCGGCTTCGGCGCGGATGGCGGTGCGTTTGATTTTGAGGCGGACAACCGCGGCGACGGCGGAGTCGAGGGCGTCGTGGCTGGTGATCGCCAGGGGTTCAAGGTTTGCAATCATGGTGTTTGGGTATTTGGGTCTTTGGGTGTTTGTTCAATCGCACATCCTGGCGGCAGTGCGGTAGGTTTCGGCTCGGATCTTGTGGTCTTCGGCCAGCCGTTTCCACTTGGCGGCGTCCTTGTGATCGGGGTGATAAAACAGTTTGACTGCGAGACCGTTGGACAGGCGGACGTGGCGGTCGGCTTCGTCGTTGAGCCGGCGGGCGATTGGGGTGGGTTTCATTTTTGGCATGGTGTTTTGGTTTATGGTGTTTGCGGTTTACAACGTGCGGGCAATCCCGGCGACGAGGCTGAACACGAGGACGGTGAGCAGGACGCCGATGGTGAAGCCCATGATGACGAGGCTGGCGTCCGCGCGGAGTTTACGCTCGGCCTGCTCACGCCGGATTTCTTCGGTGAGATCAAAACGGAAGTGGTCTTTCATGGTTTTTTTGGGGTGAGGCTTTCGAGCCAGGCGACGGCGGTGGCGGCGACATGAACCAGGGCCTCCCCCAGGTCCTCGATGTTAAATTGGTCCTCGCGTGGGTCGTGCTTAAAATCGGTTTTGGACAACACCGCGGCAACGCTGCCGACCTCCAGCAACAACTCGCGGAGTTTTCGGTTTGGCGAAACCGCTGGCGAAGAGACATCCGTGGGGTCCATCCCTGTGAGGCAAAGTCGCTGTTGGATCAAGCGCGCCGCGGCGATGCGCTCGAATACGTCCATGATCGCCGGGCTGTTGTAGAGCCGCGGTGCGGATTTGGTTTTTGGGTTTTTGGTTCTCATAATTGGAGGTAGAATTCCCAGCGAAGCCAGGCGACGCCGAGGCGCGGCCCTTCGCCCGGCTCCCAGGTCAGGATGACGGTGGGCAGCAGATAGAACCGACAGTCAAACTCGCGAATATGAAAGCTCAGGTTCATGCTTTAGTTTGATCCGCGCGGACCATGCCGCAGAGTTCGTTGATTTGATCGCACACGGCGACGGCGTTGACTTCGGTGTCTTGTTCATCGGCCAACAGGCGCGCGCGGGCGAGGGCGTCGTCGAGCAGGGAGTAGTTGCCATGCTTTTGGATCAGCCCGAGGAGCGGTTTGGTTTCGGCGCGGATGTCGGGGAGTTTGACGGCGCTGGCCCAGGCGGAGATGTCCTTCGGTGTGAGGCCGCAGCGCCAGTCGTTTTTCACGGGGCGCAAGGTGCGACGGAGCAACTGTTGGGCTTCGGCATAGGCATCGTTCGCGCCGTTCAACAGCCGCGCCCACGCGGTCGGGTAAATGGACAGCATCACGCGCGACCGCGTCTCGTTGATGATGGTCTTTACCAGCTTCATCAACAACACGCCGCCTTCGTGGGCTTCGTCCACAAGGATGGTCAGCGGTGTGCCTTTCAGAATTTCAATCGCGTTTTTGAAGGTCTGACTCGCGCTGGCGGTGACGGCGGCGTTGACGCCTTGCGCGAGCGCGGTAGCGATCCGCATCCGCGAGTCTTTCCAGGTCTCGTTGCAGTTGAGGAAGACCGGCGCGCTGCGGCGTTCGGAACTGGCGACGTGGCGGAGCGCGAATGTCTTCCCGGTGCCTTGCGTGCCAATCAACATCGCGCAACGGCGATCATCTTCGCGCTCTTGCAACGCTTGATAGAGGTATTCGGCGTGTTGGACAATGGGCAGGCTGGCGAACACGGTGCGGTCCTGAGTGGCGCCGTCGAGTTGCAACGCGAACTTGCGGAGTTTGGGCAGCCAGGTTTCGGCTTTGATCTCGCCCCATTTGCGCGGGAGCAGACGGTATTCCCAAGTCTTGTGACTGCCGGTAAACTGCGCGTAGCGCGACGCAAATTGGGTGTGCGTCAGGCCAAGGGCGGTGCGGTGTTGCTCGGCCCGGCCGATTAGCCGGTCAAGTTCGATCTGGTGGACTTCATTCATAACTTCAACTTCGGGTTTGGGATCAGCCGCCGAATAGTGCGGCGACGGAATCTTGTGTGCGCGCGGGCGCGGCCAGGGGCGCGACTTCGCGCGGGACGGCGCGCACCCCGCCCGCATGTGCGGTGTCCGCCTTCAACAGCTCGGGCGCTGGGGCGCGCGCATTGAGTTGCACGCGGGCTTCGTTGCCGAAACCGTCGCGGGCGATTTGCTGCCGGCCACCGCGCCAGTTCCACATTTCGGTGCGGACGGCGGCGCTCATGGCTTTGCGGTTCGCGAGTTGCGCTTCGCGTTCGGGGTCACTCCATTCTTTCGAGAGGACGGCCTGCGGCGGGAGATCCAAGGCGCGGACGTTGCGCGCGATGACGTGGCCGTCGCGGTACGAGCGCCAGGTTTTTTCACGGAGGACAATGGTGCCGAGCGTCGGATCGGTGAATGGATCGAAGTAGGCTTGGATGCGGCAGCCTTCAAATTCCCACAACTCCGAGGTTTGAAAATAGACGGGGAATTTCACCTGGGGACAGCGGACATTCCAACCGATGAGTCCCTTGCGGACCTTGCCTTCGCGTTGTTCGCGCGCGAAATACACCGCGAGTTTTTCCGGCAACGGTTGCGGCTGACGTTCGGTGACGTGTTGCTGCCATCGTTCCTGGGGCAGCCATGATCCCCAGCCGGAGTGGCTATGCACCGGCTCGGTGTTCGCGAACTCGACGGCTTTCACCAGTTTGGGCAGGGCTTCGGCGAGCGACAGGAAATGGTCGCGCGGATCGCGGCGGCCTTGCTGGCAGGCGAGGGCGAGGTTCGTGATCTGTTTGTAGCGGTCGCGATCGCGGCCGACGTGGCCGGGAATGAGCGAGGCGGGCGTCCAGACGCGGTCGAAGAATCGTTCAATGGCGGACTTCTGTTTGGAATGCCAGGCATTGAATACGGGGACGTTGCAAAGTTTCAGCGCATCGCGAACCAGATGGCTTTCCCATGCGCCGCGTTCAAGCCTCCACATCGCAGGGGCTTCGATCTCAAACATGGTGCGCCCGATGATGGCGCGCGAATCTTCGGCGCGGTAGCTGCCGGCCTGGCGCGCGACCACGTCGAAGGCAACGCACATTTCGGAGTGAACATCCACCGCCGGCAGGAATTGCCAGCGGCCGAGCTTCACCCCAAATTTCTCCGAGCATGGATCGCCGCCGAATGGCCACGGAATATGGGCGTAGAAATTGAGCGTGCCGTCGTCGGTTTCAAAAATGGAGCCGCAGGTCAGCGGAATCTCCTGTCCGTCAGCGGTGACGATGGTGCGGTGGCGCGGCGTGCAAATATAGGTGGCCAAGGTGCTGCGTTTGTCGCGGTGCGCATCAAGCACGGAAGCGGTCGTGTCCAGGAGTCGCATCCAGGAGGGCGGAACGCGCTTCGTGGCGCGCTGTTTGAGCACCACGGATTTGAACTGCGGACTGATGCGGGGATCGTCGCCTTTCGCGGCGAGGCGATACGCGGCAATGGTGCTGCTGCCGAGTCCTCGCCCGCGCGCGACGGAATCGTCGAGTTGGAGTTTGATTTCGCGCACGCAGGCGAGTTCGTCGGCGCTGGGGAGGTACTCCGGTTTCGCGCCGGAGCGGGCGCGATGCGACGCGAAGCCGCGCGAAGCATACTCTTTGAGCATCCATAGCGACTTCACCGGCAGCCCGAGCAACTGCGCACAGGCGCGGTCGCTCAGACTGGGATCGGATGCTTTGAGCGCGAGATAGGCGGCGTGCTGTTTTTGTTTGGCCGCGGACCATTGGTCGCGCTCGGGATGAAGGGCCGTCGCCGGTGTTTCATGTGGTGGTCTCGTGGCCTCCACAGCCTCCACCATGCCGGAGTTTTCCAGCCGTCGAGTCGGGGCGACGGCGTACTCCTCAGAGGGGTCCCTATTAACCTCCACTCCGCGCTCAAGCTGCGCGGGGTGCGGCAACATACCCGGCGACGGTAACATGCTATTTGACTCCTTCCAGGAGGGCCATGCGGTCGGCCTCGGGGAGCGTGTTGATGAGGGTGCGAATGTCGTTGATGACGCGCACGCGGACTTCGGCTGGAACTTCTTTCCACTTGTGCATTGCCGAGGTCATCGGGTGCAGGTGTGCGGCCCAGAAATCGAGTTGCAAAGCCACGCCGGCCGGACGCTCGCGGTCTTCAGTGATCAGGCGTGAGCCGATGGCGCTGCGGACGCTCCACACGGACATCTCGCCGGACTCAAGTTTGGGGTCGTATTCGGCGCGAAGCTCCGCCTGCAATTGGAGGATCGCGGCGGGGGTGTGTGGGCGGCGACCGCGTTTGAGCAGGTCCAGGAGTTCGACGGATTCGGGGTCGTCGAGAATGCGGGCCAGCGCGAGCCCGGTGTAGAAGGAATTCCGGTTCACGCCGAGGGCGGTGCGGAGGCTGGAATAGGTGTCCGCCGGGGACTCTTCGGTGTCGCAATGGCGGCCAGTGAAAAGGGTCTGATCTTTCCCGCCACGGGAAAGCTTCGGGTACTCGACTCTTCTGCCAGAGGTAGTTACGTTGCTCTGGATCAGCCGAAGTCGGCGATTTTCGGACGAGCGGGCATACTCCAAAAGATGGCGTCCATGAAACCGGACCATCGTGGCGGCGGTCATTTTTCGGCTGCCAAACCACGCCTCGAAAAAGTGGGTTGTGGCGTTGTCGTCAGGCACGATGAGCACGGGTATTTTTGGCCATTGCAGACGGCGCGCGGCGAGCACGCGGCGCCAGCCTTTGATCACTTTGTTGCCGTTCGACACGATGACGGGCGGCATGGCTTCGACCCCGCCGTCGCGGAAGTTTTCTATGAAGGCATCCCATTCGACGCCGTCCTGCGGTTCGGGGATTTGCGCGCGGAGGCGATGCGGGCGGAGGGTGGTCGGATCTAAATGTTCGATTTTCATTTTGTGTCAGCGGCGGAGTTTGTTGGTTTTGATTTCCCGGAGTTTAGCGCGATATTGATCGCACACGGCCTGGTGCTCCACACAGAGTTCCAGGCCGAGATTGTTTTTGCTGACTGCAACGGCGCCGCAACGGCGCTGCGGCCCGCCGGCATCGTCGCGGACGAGGTAGCCGCATTGGCCATCGGGCGCGGGTGGAAGTGTCAGGCCGGGGATGGTCGCGCGGGTGTGCGGAAGCTGGTGCTCGTAGCTTTTCCGCAGGCCGTCAATGGCGTCGCGCTGGCGTTGGGTCAGTGGCCGCTTGTTGGCCAGCAGGTCGGCGATGAATTGGGCTTCCCAATCCGTCACATAGACCTCGGCTTCGTCGAGCTGGCGCAGAAACGCGATCCGGTCGCGGTCCATCATCTCAAAGTGGCCGGCGGTTTCCGCGGCGCGGCGGGCGGCGTCAATGCGGTTGCGGCCGGCGAGACTCATCGCAGGATGCGGGGGTTGAGGGTGGCGATTTTGCCAGGGGGCGTCCGCGGCGGTGGTTTCGGCGCGTTGTGGTTCGGGGTCATCGCGCCGACGGCGGCGGCGACGGCGAAACACCAGATCGCGGTGAGGATGACGGGGATCAACATACGGCCTCCTGTTGGTTAGCGAGGTCGGGGCAAAATCGGGCCTCGGGTCGGCGGGTCAGGCTGGCGTCAATCTGGGCGCGGGTGAAGCCGGCGGCGGTGAGTTCCTGTTCGTAGTGCCGACGGCAGATGCCGTGACTCTGGCCGGGTTGCGGCCTTTCGCCGGCCTCGGTTTGGCAGTGGGCGCAAACGCGGTGGAGTTGGGGGGTCATGGGTTGTTAGTTTGGAGTTGTTTGTAGCGACGCGCCAGGGAATGGCTCGTCCGGCGGCCAGTCAGCACCAGCCAGAGGTGGATTCGCGACACGTTTAACCTCCGCGCGGAGTCCACGATCCCAGGGAAGCGGATTCTGTTTGGCCGGCGGAGTGTTTCGCGTAACATTGGAGGGACTATGACTACCAACTGCAAATCCGTCAATGGTTTTTTTGGGAAACTTTTAGCCGCCGCTATGATAGCGTTTTTGTTGGGGTGTTCGCCTGCGAGCCGGCCGTCGCCGGCCGCCGTCCAGATAATGGCCCTGCGCGTCGAACTCAACGAGATGAGTCATCGCCTGGCCAAGCTTGAGTCTGACCATAAACACCTGTTGAACACTTGTGAATCCCTCGCCGACGTGGTGCGTATCGTCATGGATGCGAACGCCGAGCGGCTTGATTTATGGGAGGTCCAAATCCGGCGCAATGACACATTCGCCGTCGCCCTGGTCGAGTTGCAAATTGCCGTCCGCCAGCAAGCCGCGCGCCGACCCTAGACGATGGCGGTTTAGACCCTTTTCAGTTATTCGTGTTTGGATGGTGTTTCCGTTTTTCGTCACCGCTCGCTGTTGGTGGCTCTCTCTCTTGTGTAACCCATTCAGTTCCACGCTCTTTCTGCCCTTTTAGTGTTGTTTCCGCTATCCTTCGTGACAAGGCTCCCGATGGGTATCCGAGTTAAACTCTGAC